AAGTTCTACCACGCTAATATCAAAGATAATAAGTCGTTCACAGTTAAAAAGAACCTCGGATCGTTCAAACTGGGTGCGATAGTGCGGAGAGTACGCAACTTCTTCTCACGTAAATAGAGATAGAAGGGGAAGTATGTCCGACAATAACGAGACTTTAGCAGAAGAGAGGGACGTTCCGGCGTTGTATCTCACTGACAAGGAGGTGATCCGATCTCCCGGAGGTAAGTGGCAGAAGGGTGTCTCCGGAAACCCCAAAGGCCGACCAAAGGGTGCCAAGAACCGCATAACCGAACTCAAGCAAGAGATGGAATTGGTTCTCCGAGAAGGAATCAACCCAGATGTCTTAAAAGGCATCATCGCGTCTATGGCGGCAGAGGCAATGGGCGGTAACGTCCAAGCGGCGAAGCTATTATTGGATAGATTCATGAGTAATGCGTCTACCCAAGAGGATGATTCCGAAGCTACCCCGCAAATAACGATTCAAATCCAAAACCTAACCGCTGACAAGTTGAAAGACGTAGTTGGCACACAAAATAAGAACGAGGAAGTTCCTAATGGCTAAAGAAAGTAACCAGCACGCTGGCTCACAGAGCGGTGGCGGCAACATGGTTGGCGGTCCCAGTAAGCACCGTTTGCATCAGCCCCCTAATTTTCAGGGTAAAGATGGTCAGAGTGACAATCAGTCCACTTCGCGTGGCAAAGGTAAGACCTAGTGGCCGTTGAGCTAACAGCCTCTACAAAAGACAAGGCGCTAGGAATCACACGAAGGTAAATGTATGTCTGCTGTATTCGAGATCGCCCTTCATCCCGGCCAACAAGCCATTCTAAACAGTGAAGCACGTTTCAAAGTTGTTGCCGCTGGTAGGCGGTTTGGAAAGTCTCACTACGCAGCGGTTCAGTTAGCCCTAAATGCACTCCAAGATCACCATCGTGGGTATAACCTTACGACGGAGAACAAGGTGTATTATGTGGCTCCTACTGCGGATCAGGCTAGGCGGGTGATGTGGCCCAAGCTACAGCAGCTTCTTGGATACAAGAACACTGGCGGGTACATTCTACGTGAGAATATCAACGATGGCTGGATCGAGCTTATAAATAAGCGGCGGATCTACATCAAAGGAGCTGATAACCCTGAATCACTGCGAGGTGAGGGTTATTCTTACGTTGTACTCGACGAATACGCAGACATGCGCCCTTTTGTCTGGAAGGAGATCATCCGACCAGCCCTGATGGACGTTGAGGGAGATGCCCTCTTCATCGGGACGCCGAAAGGCAAGAATCACTTCTACAAGCTCTTTATGGGAGCTTTAGAGAAGCCTATACCCCCAAATTGGCCTAAAGACCGCCAATCTCCTTGGTGGAACTGGGAAGCCTTCCACTTTAAGTCCGTTGACAACCCCCTCCTGTCCCGTAACGAGCTGGACGAGGTATCTATGGGGGATGGGGACATGAACCGCGATACGGTCCGTCAGGAGCTTGAGGCGAGCTTCGTGAGTGGCGCTGGCAAGCATTTGAAGCCCGAATGGTTCCCTATTGTCAAGGGATTGGGTGATTTGCAGGGTCAGATCGTAATTACTGTCGATTTGGCCGGTTATGGCAAGTCTGACGGGCGTCGGGCACCTAGAACTGACGAGACGGTTATCTGTATCACATGGATCGGTCAAGAAGGCTGGTATGTGATGGATATGAAGCATGGGCATTGGGATGTGCGTGAGGTAGCCCTCAAGATCATGCGTACTGTCGGAGAGTATACGGGTGCCCTGCTGGGCATCGAACAAGGTGCTTTGAATAACGCAGTTGGGCCTTATCTCGAAGATGAGATGCGTAGGCTAAACCGTTATGTAACACCACATACACTCAAGCACGGCAACACCAAGAAGCTAGACAGGATCGTTTGGGCACTTCAAGGACGGGCACAGAGAGGTCAAATCAAACTAGTCGAAGGCGACTGGAACCAATGGTTTCTCGACCAGTGTGCAGACTTGGGTGATCCCCTATCACACGATGATGGCCCCGACGCATTAGCATACGCAGACCAATTGGCGTCAGTAAACTGGGTAGATCCAGATGTCTATGAAGAAGACATGTGGGAACCACTGGACCTCGACTCCGGCTATTGATATGAAGGAATTTAAGCATGGCAGGTAAGATATGCAGTGCCTGCAAAGCCGAGAGAGGGCTTACCGACTTCTACAAGGATAAGTCCAAGAGAGACGGAAAAAGCAGCTCCTGCAAGAAGTGCGTCAAAGCCCGAAACAAGGCGTGGGTAAAGGCTAACCCTAAGAAGCGAAAGGCTCACGCTAAGAAGTGGGCTAACGAGAATAGAACTAGAGCGCCTCGGGAGATAGAGAGAGATAGGGAATACAAGAGACATTACGGTATTTCATTACAAGAAGTCGAACAGATGTGGGCAGAGCAGGGAGGTCGTTGCGCGATATGCAATGTACCGGAAGAGCTGGCCCCCAAGAACCGCCTACATGTAGACCATGAGCATTCCACTGGAACTGTTAGGGCTTTGCTGTGCCATCACTGCAATACAGGGTTGGGGAAGTTTAAAGACTCTCCTGAGTTACTTGGTAAGGCAATTACATATTTAAGGACGCACAATGGTTAGCACAACCGAGATACTTGTAGACAACCCAGAAGAAATTAAGCAGACATCCGCCAATGCCAAAGCTCAGGCTGCTGGACAGCCACTAGTGTCTTGGGTGGTAGGAACAACAGACCCTTGGAGAGACGCTCGTAATCGTCTACCGGAAGTTAAGCGGTGGGCAGAGTACTGGCGCATATTCAGGGGTTTCTTTAGCGAAGCGGATAAGAATAGGAAGTCGGAACGGTCTCGTTTGATCGCTCCGGCTTTGTCGCAAGCGATTGAGGCTTCTGTAGCCGAAGTAGAGGAAGCCCTCCTCTCGCGGGAAGTCTGGTTCGATGTTGCAGATGACTTAGCTGACGAAGACAAGTCTGACGCACTTTTGATGCGAGACCAGCTTAGGGAAGACCTTGAGTTGACTCATACGAAGCCTACCCTGTCGGAAGCTATCCTCACAGGGGCTATCTTCGGTACTGGCATCGTTAAGATGAATGTTGAGACCTATACCGAGAAGGTAGTTGCGCGTGGTCCAGATGGCGTACTTACAGCGAAGGATAACCCTTCTGTACGAGTAGTCGCTGAGTCTCTGAGACCCGATCAGTGTATACCGGATCCATCCGGCCAGTGTATCACAGACATGCTGGGCTTCGGTATCGACTACAAGAACAAGCCCGTACACTCCGTTCTGGAGAAGATCCGTACAGGCACTTACAATGAGTCTGCTCTATCGCAGGTTCAAGCGTACATGGACCCCGATACTGGCGAGGAAGCCGATTACGGGGAATCCATCACTATCTCTACAGCCGATACAGACTCCATGCACATATTAGAGTACCACGGGAAAGTCCCGCTCTTTTTGTTGGACAAGGCTAACAAGCAAGATAGTTTGGTTGATATGCTCCTCAAGGAAGACTTTGAGGCTGACGGTGATGATGGCCCCCTAGTGGAAGCTATCGTGACTATCGGCAACGAGAACATCCTCTTGAGAGCCATAGCCAACCCCTTCGTTAAGGTGGATCGCTCTGTGATTGCCTTCCCGTGGGAAAAGGTTCCCGGTAAGTTCTGGGGTAGAGGCGTAGCCGAGAAAGGATACAATCCTCAGAAAGCTCTCGACGCAGAGTTGCGTGGACGGGTTGACTCGTTGGGGTTCATTTCCGCACCTATGCTTGGCATGGATGCAGGACGAATCCCTCGGGGCTTTCGACCGGAGATCAAACCCGGAAAGATCTGGCTTACGCAAGGTCCACCGGGAGAAGTTCTACAGCCGATCTCTATCGGTCAGGTAGACCCAAATACATTCCAACAGTCTGGTGAACTACAGCAAATGGTTCAGATGGGCACTGGGGCATTCGATACCTCTTCGACACTTAGAGGATCGGGTGGTACTGGGCAAGGGGCCGCTACTGGCGGGTCAATGATGCTAGGCGCTTTTGTTAAGCGCAGTAAGCGTGCCGTCCAGAACATAGACAGACAACTTGTGTCCCCGCTCATCAAGGGGATGGCTCTGCGCTATCTCCAGTTCGCCCCCTCCCGCTATCCTTGGGAAGATACCAAGTTCGTAGTGAAAGGTAGCCTCGGTATCATCGCTAGAGAGATCGAGCAGCTTAACCTTACGCAGCTTATCGCTATGTTGCCCGAAGGGGCGCAGGGGAGCAAGCTCGCAGCAGCACAGGGGTTCATCGAGATGTCCTCGGCCATTAATAAGGCTGAGATAATGGCAGCTCTCCAGAAAGACAACGAGCAGCTAAGCCAACAGCAGAAAGCGCAAGCAGAGTCGCAGCAGAAGATCTCTGAACTCGAAGAGAAGGTTAAGGCTATGGAGCTTGAAGCCATCACTCTTGAGAACCAGAAGCTAATTGCAGAGACTCGCGAACTACTGGCTCGGGCTGAAGTTCAAGAACGCAGAGCTGACGATCAGGATACCCGTACTCAGATTGAGCAAGGGAAACTTCAGGTTCAGGTAGCCGATGT